CCACTAGAGTTTACAACTGTGTCTCCATTTACTTGAATAATACCTTGTACATCTACTCCAGTTGAGTGTATGTCTAAGACAAGACTATCTCCAGAGTATAAATCTCTGTCCTTAATTCTTCCAGCTTGAGCGGTATCTCGCCCGAAATCGGCTAGTTTTCTATTCTTAGTCTTTGCCACGTTTTAACTCCTCTATTTCTTGTTTTAAATCTTTTACTGCTTCAATTAAATAACCTACTAAATTTCCGTAAGCTACTGATTTGTACTCTCCATTGTTTACTAATTCTGGTGCTATTTTTTCTATTTCTTGTGCTATAACTCCACTTCCATCTCTACCTTCTTTTGTAAAGCTAACTCCTCTCATTTCATAAACTTTTGAACCGTCTAACGTTTCTATGTTCTCTTTTAGTCTTTCGTCTGAATAAGCTGTTATGTTACCTGTTGCTGTTACATCCCCTTGATAATCAACTCTAAATCTTTCTGCCATACCAGATTGTCCACCTGCAGTAGCATCAGTTGCATTACTTGTGTGAACTATAAAAGCACCTGAACCTTCTTTTAGTGTATTACCTGCATTATCATTTTGTCCAACCTGCGCACCTATTTTTACTTGTGGGTAATTATTTGCATTTGAGTCTATAAATACAAAATCAATAAAAGTTTCTTGTGTAGTAATATCACTACCTGTATTTTCTTGTTTAAGAGTAAGAAATGTATTATTATCGCCTAAAGGTTCTGTAATAGTTATATCAGTACTAGTAACTTTGAAACGTTCAGCTCCTGCAGTAACAATTCTAAATTGGTCATTTGCAGGAAATTGTAAATAAGTATTTGTGTCGGCTTCATGAATAATTTGGTTGGCTATTGTGAGATTCCCATCTATACGCATATTTGCAGGAGTATAAACACCATTACTAAATTCACTATTATTGTTAAGTCTTAGCCAACCATCACCACTATCGGCAGTTAATGCAGTCCTGTCATTAAAAGCAATACCTCTTGCATCATTTGATGAAGTTGCAGTAAAATTAATTAAATCTGTTCCATCTGCTAAAAGTCTAAGGCTACCTGTAACAACATCTACATTACCATTTCCATTAATTGTAAGTCTTTTATTAGCTGTACTCTTTGCTGCACCTGTTCTAGTTTGAAAGTGTATTGCAGCTGCATCATTTGGATAGGTTGTATTTAAATGCACATCACCAACTGAATTATCATACCAAATCTCAAATCCTTCAGTTGTTATATCACCTTGATCTGACCTTAAACGTAATACTGAATCATATGATCCATCGCCTTTAAGATCTATCATTGCATCAGCAAGATCTGTATCAACTGTTATAGCTCCTAAAGTTGTAATAGAATTAGTAGTTAATGTTCCATTTGGTATAGATACATTTTGACTCGCATCAAGAGTCATTGCTAGTGTGTCAGATGTACCTGTTCTGATATTTAAAGGTAGTCCAATATCAGAAGTAGTTGAAATATATGGATTATTTGAACTATCAACACCTAGTCTTAATCTTTGTTGAGCCCCGTCCATCTTAAATGATAAGTAAGGAACATGGGATTCAGTAATATTATCTGTATCTGCATTGATAGTTAAGCCAACACTTCCTGTATTTGAAATAGTCACATCAGTATTAAAGTCTACACCACCACTAAGATTCTGGAAATACGCATTGCTTCCATTGACATAAAACTTTCTTGAGCCACCTGCAATTAATCCTACAGAATTTGCTCCAATATACCCTAAACCCGTGTCTGTATCTCCTTCAAATCTATATTTAGGAGCTGAACTAGAAGCTGAATTTGGGGCATTATAAGTAGGTGCATAAGAATTAGCACTAACATCAAATACTTTAGTACCTTCACCTAAATCCAAACCTATTCCATTATTGGAAGCACCAACACGAATTGTATTATCACTACCCTCAACAAGTAGTCCTATAGCAAAAGATATACCATTTCCTGCTGTTCCAGTTGCTGCAGCGTTAAGTGAAACTGCTCCATCTCTACCATGACCACCAAATAATAGTTTACCTACACCATCTCCTGTTACTGCATATTGGCCAGCCCCAGCACCTGAATAACCAATAGAAATAGAATAGTTACCATTACCATCATTTACATTTTGACGAATAGAATAGTTACCACTACTGTCTTTAAAAGCTAAAACATCATCCCCTGAACCACCATCATAACGAGCATCTAAATAAAGAGTGCGGTCTATATTTACATTGGAGCTAAATACTCCAGAGGTTGCACTTAATGCCGTGCTTTCTTGATATGGTGTATAGCCTAACCCAGTTGTAACTTGTGAACTTGAAATTGCGTTTAGATAAACACCTGAGGAGTTAATAACTTGAGTTGAACCTGTATAGTAACCATTTACAGATGAAATTGTTCCGTTTACATTCAATCCGTAAGCATTTACTGGAGTATATCCTGCTCCTAAACTGTTGTACCCAATTGTTGTATGACCATTTTGAAAAATTGCAAAGTTTGTATCTGTAGAACTCATTGTAGTAGATACATCTACAGAACTTCCAGTTGTGTTTCCTCTAATTTCAAAAGCTAAATCGTCTTCAGCATCAGCATCTCCTGCAAGAACAAGTATTGCGGGTTCATCAGGAGAATCAAATACCTTTGTCATAAAGACACCAGTACCATTTGTTGGTGCTTGGAATGTTAATGTTCCACTATATGTATCATTTGCGTTAGACCTTAAAAAATCTGCAGAATCTAAACTGTCTAAGGTGGTTGCATTTGTTGTTGTTAAGCCACCTTCTCCTTTTTGACCTTTTGGACCTGCTACTGTACTATTAGCACCTTTTACACCTATTTCACCTTTCTGACCTTTTGGACCTGTAGCACCAGTATCTCCCTTTGCTCCAGTACCACCTGTTCCACCTGTTTGACCTTTCTGACCTTTCTGTCCTTTTGGGCCTACGCCTCCAGTACCACCTGTGCCACCTGTTGGCCCTGTAACACCTACTTCACCTTTTTGACCTTTACTACCTGTTGGACCAGTACCACCTGTGCCACCTGTTTGACCTTTCTGACCTTTTGCACCAGTACCACCTGTTGGACCTGTTGGACCTGTTGGACCTGTTCCACCTGTACCGCCTGTTTGACCTTTCTGACCTTTTGCACCTGTACCACCTGTTGGACCTGTACTACCTGTTGGACCTGTACTACCTGTTGGACCAGTACCTCCTGTTTGACCTTTATCTCCTTTTAATCCAGAGGATGGACCTACCCAAGTACCAGAACCACTAATGACTTGGCTGTTATCAACATAATAGCCGTCATTAAAGTTAGCACTTCTACCACTAGTTCGGCCGTCGGTTGAACCCCATTCATGTGTTTCTATAACGTTTGCTGTAGAAGTACCAGTAGCTAAACTTGATGGGAATGATACTCCAGCTTGGTCTGCATTACTTACATTGATTTCTACATTTACACCTGGACCACTACTCCACGATAATTTTGCTTCAACTGATCCGTCGCCCTTTATTCTTAGACCTGATACGTTTGCATAAGTACTATTATTATTCCAGTTTGTAGTTAATACTGTTAACGAACAAGAGTCTGATGCATTATAACCGTTTGTGGCAGTAAATGACGCCCCACTATGAGCATACGTATTTAAAGAAGCAAATACTGGGCCATGGCTATCTTGTACAGTTAAAATATGGAACCAATCACCACTAGATCCTGTTAAACTTGTGTAGTTTGTTTTAGAACCGCCCTCACCTTTTTGACCTTTTGCACCTGTACCACCTGTGGGACCTGTACTACCTGTTGGACCAGTACCACCTGTTGGACCAGTACCCCCTGTATTACCTGTTTGACCTTTCTGACCTTTCTGCCCTAATTCACCTTTTTGACCTTTAGCTCCTGTACCACCTGTTGGACCAGTACCACCAGTACCCCCTGTTGGGCCAGTACCACCTGTTGTTCCTTTTTGACCTATTTCACCTTTTTGACCTTTACTACCTGTTGGACCAGTACCCCCTGTTGGACCTGTTCCTCCAGTATTACCTGTAACTCCTACTTCCCCTTTCTGACCTTTACTACCAGTAGAACCAGTATTACCTGTAACTCCTACTTCGCCTTTTTGACCTTTTTGACCTTTTGGTCCTACACCACCAGTACCTCCAGTACCCCCTGTTGGACCTGTAACTCCTATTTCTCCTTTCTGACCTTTTTCTCCTGTTGGACCAGTACCACCTGTTGGACCAGTATTACCTGTAACTCCTATTTCACCTTTTTGACCTTTACTACCAGTTGGACCTGTTGGGCCAGTACCACCTGTTGGACCTGTGCCACCTGTTGGACCATTACTTCCTGTTGGGCCTGTTGGACCATCTACACCTATTTCTCCTTTTTGACCTTTACTACCTGTGCCACCTGTATTACCTGTAGCACCTATCTCACCTTTTTGACCTTTGCTACCAACTGCACCAGTAGAACCTGTTACGCCTACTTCACCTTTCTGCCCTTTAGAACCTGTCGGACCAGTACTGCCTGTTGGACCTGTTGGACCATCTACACCTATTTCTCCTTTCTGACCTTTTAAACCTGTTGGACCAGTACCACCTGTTGGACCAGTATTACCTGTAACTCCTATTTCACCTTTTTGACCTTTAGCACCTGTAGTACCTGTTGGACCTGTATTACCTATTGGGCCTAAAGCACCTTTCTGTCCTGTAGTTCCTTTTATACCTGTATCACCTTTAGCACCTGTAGTACCAGTATTACCTGTTGGACCAGTAGAACCTGTAACTCCTACTTCTCCTTTCTGTCCTTTACTACCAGTATCACCGCCAATACCTTTATCACCTTTTTGACCTTTAGGTCCTGTTCCGCCAGTACCACCAACACTTCCTCCTGGACCTGTTGGACCTTCCTCTCCTTTTTGACCTTTTAATCCTTTATCTCCTTTTATACCTGCTTGAGAACCTGTCCATTCCCCACTAGAATTAATTACTTGCGAGCCACCAACTGCAACTTCTCCTGTAACATTTACACCTGTTGAGGTTGTTGCAAATTTTCCTGAGTTATCATAAAATAATGTAACTGCACCATTACTTGTAGCTGTTAAATAATTTTCACCTGAATCATTTTGTAATATTAAATCATTACCTCTTATACGCAAATCTCCTGAACCTACATGGTAAAGATAACTATGAAAACCATCATGATATATACGCAAGTCATCACTATCTCCAAGCAATAATTTTACTGAATCGGGAAAACTAAAGTCGGATGTGAAAGATGCTGCGGATTTATATGCTTGAATATGAACTAAGTCACCTGTTGTTGCCGCGTCTTGTAATACTATGCTTGTTCCTGAAGTTGCTGTATAGTCGGTTCCTTCATCAAGAAGAATACCATTCATGTATACGGATATAGCAGGAGGAGTTCCTGTATTATATTCTAAAGTGTTTGAGTTATTATCACTACCTGAGAAAGTGGTTTGATTATTTGTAGCTGTATAGTCATATGCTTGAAATGATGTAGTAATAGTGTTTGTTGCACCTACTTCTACAACGGCATCAGACCCATCATTCTTCTTTACATAGACTTTACCATCATAGGTATTAATGGCGATTTCGCCAAGTTCTAAGTCTGAAGTTCCAGGTACGCGTCCTTGGACGCTAGACCTTTTTAATTTGATTGTCTGTGCCATATTTATGTAACCTATTTTTTGAGTATATACTCAGGTAGTGTTTAAATTAAAATGTACCGCCGTCTAATGTACTAGTGTATGCTAATGTACCACTTTGAACAGTTAATATTTGATCAGCTGTTCCGATTGGTAATCTGTCATACCCGGCGTCATTTGTTGTTTTTCCTAGAATTAAGTCTCCTTTTCTTGTTTGTGAGATTCCTTTAATTCTTAATGCATCTGATGCAACTTCAATAGTTACGTTGTCATCATTTACATTTAATGTGTTTGCAGCTTTACTTAATGCATCGCCTGCTACTATTTGACCAGCTCCTGAGAACTGTGTGAAAGTTAAATCAGTACTGCCTAAAGAGATTGAATCATTTGTTGTAAGAACAAATCCATTATCTGCATTAACTGTTCCTTCTTCAACAAATACGAACATTCCAGCATTAACTTTATCATTTGCATTTGCGTCTACTGATCTTGCTGGAGTACCTCCTGAAGATACTGCTACATAAATACCGTTTTCTGCTGCGTTTGTTTGACTTTTAAGAAGTACTCTATCGCCTGCTATAAGTGCGACGCCATCTATACTGTCTCCTGCCTCTAAACCTGAAGAACCTCCAGTTAGAGAAACATTTGCAGTAGAAGCTAAACGTACTGAGTCTTTAATATCTAAATTTTGTTTGATTGCATCAACATACTCTTTACTTACTAAAGAATTTGTAGTAAAGCCAGATCTGTCTTTGTATCCTGAAGGTACTGTTACTGTTCCTGTTCCATGTGGAGATAGGACAATATTATTGTTACCTGCTGAAGTAGAAAGTGTTGAACCGTTTAAAGTTAAGTCATCTACTACTACAGAAGTAAGACCTGCTATATCTGTTGTTGTTGAACCGTTAGTTAATGTGCTACTTCCTAATGTGATGGTTTTTGTTTCAACATGTCCATTAGTTAGTGTAAAGTTTGCTGTTGCAAATGAAGCAACACCTTTATTAGCTGTGGTAGCTTCTTCACCTGTTATAGTAATAGTATTATCTGTTACAGATGTATCAATTCCTTCGCCACCTGTAAATGTTAAAGTTTCCCCTGTATTAATAGTATCATTTGTACCACTATCTGCTGAGAGTGTTAATGTAGATACTACAGTAGCAAATTCTAAATTACCACTTGAGTCTTGTCTCAAGAATTGGCCGTTTGAACCTGAGCCGTTTACTGGGAAAGCAAAACCGTCAAGAACAATTTGACCATTACCATTTGGTGTAAGATTAAGATCTCCATTAGTATCTTCTGATGAAATTGTATTTCCATCTATTTTTATATTATCTATAAATGCATTTGCAAATTTAATACTTGAAGTACCAAGACCAATACTTGCATCTGAACCAGGTCTTAATGTTGAGCCTGTTACTGCTAGTTCGTTTGTTCCACCTATTTTAAAGTCTATTCTATCATCTGTATCTGCAGTAATACTTGTATCACCGTCTGCGTCAAGTACTAGCTCTAGACCATTCATGTCTAGTGTTCTGCCTACTAATATTTTTTCTGTAGTGTTAGTTGAATCAAAAGTTAAGTAAGTATGATCTCCTGTTGAGATTGTCATACCAGTAGCAGAATTATCTATAATTCTGAAATCTGTTGCTTGTGTTGAGAGGTCTACTGTACCTGCATCAATATCTAAATTTCCTGATGCAACAAGATCAATATCTCCACTTCCTGATGAAATAGAATTTCCACCTATTGTAAGATTTGCTGTTTTAAGTTGATTAACTTTATTGTTTGCGTCTGTTGTTATTGCTGAGCTTGCTGTTAGTGTTCCTAAAGCATGGTCAAGCATGTTGACATATAAGTCACCACCAATTGTTGTAACATTCCCATCGGAAGGTCTACCAATAAATAGTTTGTTTGAATCTTGCGAGTAAGCTAATTCACCAGCGGTCAACGAGCCTGGTGCAGCGGTATTCTGACTTCGTTTAATTTTTATAGTTTGTGCCATTTTCTTTTCCTATATTGAGGCTTAAAAGCCTCCTGCGTCTACCGTGTCTGAGTCTGCTGATTCGTTCCCAATCATTATTGGAACGAAACTAAAAGTTCCCGAAGAAGTTTCTCGGTAGATCTTTAACTGATTATCATCAGTATCATAAAATAAATCTCCTTCTTCTAAATTTGTGTCTCCTGCTTGTGGAGGAGTCGTTGATACATAAAACTGGTCTGCTAATACCTGTAAGGCTTCTGCTATATTTCCAGTGCTAGATAAAGTTCCTTGCCCTGTAAAAGGGATATTACTAGCACCTGTAGCTACTGCTGAACTAACTTCTATTTGAGTTGTTTGGGGTTGTACATTAACTGTAATAGTATCTTCATTAATTGTTAATGCAACTTTTTCTTGTGTAGCTTGAATTGTAGTAGCTTTAGCCATTATCTTGTAACTTCAGGACTGACAACTGCCGTCCCTTGAAGCAACCTAGTTACTATCGAATCTCCTGATGTATGTATCTCTACGTCATAAAAGTATTTACCTGCTGACATAGCCGCTGTTATTGAAGGAGCCAGCGATACATTAATTTTTCCTTGTGCGGCATTAGTTACTACTCCTGTGAAAGAAGCAGTTAACGTATCTGACGTAACTGTTGGTCGCACTTGACCTCTGACACTATAGTCAGAAAGGTCTTTTGCGGTTCCACTTTCTTGCACAGTTAAATCCAAGCCAAAGCCTGAACCTTGATCTATAACTATGTCGTATTTACCTGCTGCCATTTTAATTTACTCCTATAGCATTAATTATACCAAAATCTTGAGGTGAAGTCAAGCATTAAATTTCGGATGTGAATTGTATACTGTATCTATTCTGCTTGAAGCTCGTCATAACCAAAAATCGTTAAGGTCATAAGAGCATCTAACCCCTCTCTTGCTACTGTTCCGGGAGCATAAATATTCTGCACCCAGTTCTCTATTTTTTCTGTTGTTACTTGTTTTGTGGGAATAAAATCACTAATATCCCCTTTCATTCTCTCATATGCTTTGAAAGATACCCACTCTTCTACTGTTCCTGTTTGTGTATTATCTACTGTGTCTACTCCTGTAATTTCTACACGAACATTGTCAATTACATCAGTATAATTAACTATTCTAGAACGTAGTTCTTTGTGAGTAAATGTATATGTAAAGCTATGTATTGCCATAATTATTCTCCTTAAGGAATGTATCCTGGGCCTGAAGGTCCTCCAGGTCCTGAAGGTCCTGATGGTCCTGGAGGTGAACCTGCATTAGTCACACTCCAAATATCTGTTGTTTCATTTACAGTGAAGGTTACTGAACTTGTTGCCCCTCCGATTGCTGTTGTTGTTACTTGTAAAGTTATTGTATCTCCATTACTAACAGTAGTAGATCCTGAAGTATAACTTCCATTATTTACTTTATATGTGCCACCCGATACACTTGCCGTTCCAGAAACAAATCCTGAACCTGACAATGTGATAGTATTAGATGTATTTAGAGTACTTACAGCTGACCCTGTTACATCTGTAAATGTAAATTGATTTGGGGTTGAGACACCAAACTTAATAAATCTTCCTTCTACATATCCAACTGTTAAACCATTACCATTTCCTTGACCGTACATATATAAAGTTACTGTTCCACTTCCATCATATCTAAATGCTAGTGGAATATTTGTTGTATCATCACTTGCTGTGAGTCTTGACTCTGATACTAGTCCAGGTAATTTTTGAATTCTTGGAGTTTTATAAACAACTCCAGGAGAGGTTTCAGTTAATTCTCCAGTATCTGCTCCTCCAGTTGTTACTGTAGTATTTACACTTCCATCACTAAATAAGAAGTGAATAGTTTTTACTTGACCTGTGCCACCTTTTGCTCTTACAAATCCTTGATAAAATCCTGCTCCTGTTCCTACATCACAAATTTCTGCGTATCTTTCAGAGTTATAATTAAAAACTCCAATACTACTTCCCGTAACTTTAGCTCCTGTTGAAGGTAAGGCTAAGTCTTGTACTACGATACTATCTGCAGCAATAAGAGCATTTGTTCCTGTTAAAGGAGTAAGAGTTGGATTTGAAGCTTCACTTGCTTGGTTTTGATAAGGCACACCTGTTACAGCGTCCCAATATACTGAATTAACTTTTACAACGCTTAACCCTGAGAAAGTTTTGATTGCAGTTGTTCGTTCTGTATTTGTATCAACTGTAGTATTGAACCCAATTACTACATAAGGAGCATCTGCGCCTGGTGTGCCATCGGTACCTTTTACACCAACTTGACCTTTTGAACCTTTGTCTCCGCCTTCACCTGGTACACCTTTTGGACCTAGTATTCCTTTTATACCTTTTTGTCCTACTTCTCCCTTCTGTCCTACTTCACCTTTAGTACCTATTATTCCTTTTATACCTTTCTGACCTTGTTCACCTTTCTGACCTTGTTCACCTTGTGCACCTTTTATACCTTTGTCTCCGCCTTGGCCTTGTACACCTTTTTGTCCTACTTCACCTTTCTGACCTTGTTCACCTTTGTCTCCGCCTTGACCTTGTACACCTTTTAAACCTTTATCTCCTCCAGGACCTTTTGCACCTTTTGAGCCTCCCTGACCTTGTTGACCTTTTAAACCTTTATCTCCTCCAGGACCTTTTGTACCTTTATCTCCTCCTGCACCTTGAACACCTTTCTGTCCAATTTCGCCTCCAGGACCTTTTGTACCTTTATCTCCTCCATCTCCTGGGACACCTTTTCCACCGATAACACCTTTAGGTCCTACAATACCTTTTAGCCCTGTATCACCTTTTTGACCTATTTCACCAGGAGTACCTTTTGGACCTAAAACACCTTTTACACCTTTGTCTCCTTTATCTCCTGCCTCTCCTTTTTCACCTTGCAAATATTCACTAACTGTCCATTCTGTACGAGGAGATTGTGTTAATCCTGGAGTTACTGCTGTAGCAATAAAGTACCAATCTGATAGAGCAGCTGCTTCTGTATACCAATCTGTAACTGTTCCATCTTTTTGTGTTAGTCTAAAAGAACCACTTACAGCACTAGAACCTCCGTCCATGTCTGGAGCTAGAGGTTTACTTGTTCGAGTTACACTAGCATTGCTATTTAATGCATCATTTGTTAATCCATCGTAATAAATAAGGAATACATCATCTCCTGGGTCTCCTTTAAGCCCACTTCCGCCTTTTACACCAGAAGGCCCTTTTGTACCTTTATCCCCAGTTTCTCCTAAAGCTCCTTTAGGTCCTTGAGTTCCTGGAGTACCTTTTACACCTGTTTCACCTTTCTGACCTAAGTCACCTTTTTGTCCGTCGCCCCCTTTGGCTCCTTGATCTCCTAGAACCCCTTTGGCACCTTGGTCTCCTTTTTGTCCATCTGCACCTTTAGTACCTTGTTCACCTTCAGCACCTTTAGCGCCTTGGTCTCCTTTTTGTCCTATACTACCTTTATCTCCTGTATCTCCTTCGACACCTTTAGGTCCTTGGTCTCCTTTTTGCCCTTGCTCACCTTTTACACCAACGTCTCCTGCAACACCTTTAGGTCCTTGATCTCCTTTCTGCCCTTGCTCACCTTTATCTCCTTGGTCTCCTATAGCTCCTTTAGGGCCTTTGTCACCTTGACCACCTTTAACACCTTTTTCACCTCCAGCTCCAGGTTCTCCTTTTGGTCCTGGGTCTCCTTTAGTGCCTGGAGGGCCATCTCCACCTTTTGGTCCCTTTGGTCCTGGGTCTCCTTTTTCTCCTCCAGCAGATACGTATAATTCTTCAAATGCATATGTTCCGCTATTCAATGAAAGTTTGGCAAGTATATTGTCATTAGTAAAATCTGGAGTAAAGCTCTGCTTTAAAAGTACCGCATCAGTATAAGGTCTTTGTACGATATGTTCAAAAAATAAAATTGTATCAGACTCAATACCTCTAATACGTTTAAAAGAAATTCGTGGGGTAAAAGTAAGTGTTACTCCACTTGAAAAAGTCTGAGCGGAAGAAATACTAATAGCGGCTCCGTCTACAGCGGTAACATGTGGTGTACCTGTACTAACAGTTTCTCCGTCTACAGTGTTTGTACCTATACCTGTACCTGATATAGTCATGCCTACTTTAATATTTGAATTAGTAGCACTTAAAGTAATTGTTTTAGTGTCTGTTCCTGCACTTGCAGTAGTGCTTGTAGTTGTACTACCATTATCAATTTTTAATAAATCTCCTACAGAAAAAGTAGTTAAAAAAGAAGTACCTGTCCCATTTAATTGGTTTGAATGTAAGTCTATAGACCCTGTTCCAGATACACTACTTAATCCATCGTTTGCTGCACCTAATTCTGCAAGGTACTCTACACTCGGAGATACAGTAGTATCACTTTTAATTTCTAAGGCTTTAAGTCTGTCTGTAGTATCACTACTATCAAAAAGTAAAAAAGCACTTGTACCCATACCACTAAAAGCTTGTTGATATGTAGTTGCAGTTGAACTAATATTTGTAAAAGTTACTCCATTAGTGTTTGTAAAAGTATAATTCTCAGAACTAAATTCTACTAATCCTGTGCTATCGTTTATAACTAAATTTCTACTTGCTGTTCCACCTAAAGGTATTAAACTTATTCTACTAGCTCCTGGAGTTACAAATTCACTTTCGGTTATAGTAGCTTCTCTGTTTATAAACTGAGACATTGTTCCAATTACAGTTAATGTTCTTATTTTTACAGTATATATTCCTGCACCTATTACATCAACGGTTATACTTTGGTCAATATTATTTACTTTTTCAGTTTTTACCTCTCCGCCAAAATCATGCTGAATTTCAAAGCCATTCGCAAATTTATACTTTAAGCCATCAGAAGTAGTAGGATAATCCCAAGTGATTGTTACCTGGTTCCCTGTTACAACTCCTGAAATCTCTGAAGAAGACGTTGGATCAGAAGAGTCTCTTGGTTCAAATGAAATTGATACATTTCTGGGGGCGGGAACTACATCTTCTGGATTTGGAGAAGCTTGTACAGGTCTTTCTTGAAGAGCATAGCCTCTCTCAATCTCTGCGAATTTAGCTTTAAAAAATTCTGCCGCTACTATCTCATATTTATGATTATCAGACTCTTTTATAGAAATAATTTTATATTGTTTAGGTGTTCCTACTTTTTCTGTTCCGTCTGTATTAAATAATCTCAATGCCCATATAACTTCTGTTTCTGGTACTGAAGTAAACGCTTGGGAAACTGTTATAGAATTAACATTTCCAGCGCTTGTTGTTATTGATTGAACTTCTGTTCTAAAGTCTTCTGACCATTGTATATTAGCGTCTTGATTTGCTGCATCTTCTGAGCTAGTTATTGAAGGAATTAAATCTCCTTTAACATAAGAAGCACTGTCTATTATAGCAGTATCATCTATTAAGTAGGCTCCTCCTTTTGGATAAATTAAAACTAACTCATGTGGATAGTTTGCATCATAGTTTGGTAATGATATTGTTCTATCTAAAGGTATAACTGTTGCGGATCTAGTCCCTGTATTCGAGATTCTTCCTGCATATGAAACTCTGTCCCTATCTGAATCTTGTATATTAATAATTTGTCCTGGTATAAGTCCTATTGCATTATTTCCAGTAACAAATGTTACAGTTTCTGTTTCATGTCTTTCAGAAAGTAATTTCCATTTACCCATTCTATGGGCTTGGCCTCTAGAAGTACATCCAAAAGCTAAATGCTCACTTCGTACTATTCTTTGAGTATCTGCAATATTTTCATAGTCTTCCACATACTCTGTTGACTGTCTATAGCTATCTTCTGGATCATTCCAAGTTACTTTTACTTGGTTTGTTTTTACTCTTTCTCCTGTCCCTTCATATGAAAAAGCTCCTGATTCGACATTTGCTTTAGTAAAAGTATATACAGGTTCTTTGGGCTGGTCTGCTGTAGCAGTTAATTCCCCATGAGTCCATAATGCCATTCCATGAAATACAGAAGTAAGTTGTTTTAAAACTGTAGTAGCTTCTCCGCCTTTAGATAAAAATACATTAGTTGTAAAACGAGGTTCTAGCCCTCCATTTCCATCGGAGACTTCTTCGTCACAGTATTTAGCTAACCTAAATAATTCGTACTTATCAATATCATCCTTATTGATAAATGCTCCCATACCATATCTTTCATTTACAAGCATGTCATAGAATACCCAAACTGGGTTATCACAAAATACTTTTCTGTAGTTTACTGAAGCTTGATTAAATGTAGTAGTGTCTCCCCTAAAGTTACCATCCCAATTTTGATAAGAAGATTCAGTGCTTCCACTTGAAACGTTTCTACGATATAAAGCAGCTCCTCCTGTCTCTTCTCTAGTTAAATAATTAGTAGGTACTTGAATTTTTACACCTTTTAATGTAAAAGATCTTTCAGGTACTTGTCCATCGTAATCTTTTGCATTAAAAGAAGTATAAGCATATGCAGTATGAGGATAGCTAAGTTTATCTTTTATAATGCATTCTACAGTTTGTAATGTTAAGGGGTTTGTATGTTTAAAACTACCACTAATAAAGTTTTCATCTGTAATTCTTCTTACACGAACTCTAAAGTCATCGTAAGGTTGAAACTGCTCTGTGTTTATAGCAAATTCTTCTACAAAAGCAGTAAATTGTTGTTTACTTGGTTTTATATAACCATTACTAGGTAGGTCGCTTCCTCTGTACCCTGCGTTTACAGAGCCTCCCCACGCTGGAGTTCTATATTGAATTTGATCGTTGGTTGGTCCAAAAGCAAGTTCTGAAGTATATGAAGTACCTCCATCAGTGCTATACTCAAAAAATATTTGTACTTCTACAAAGGCTGGACCTTTCGAACCTGAAGATTCTTTTATAGCATGAGAAGCCGCACAATTAAATGTTAAATGAATTTCATCAACTTCATCTGGGTTTGAAACTCCTAAAAATCCAGAAGTTAAAAGAGTATCTGCTGCTGTACCTGCGGGCTTTGAAGGCTCATCTAATTCCTGAGAGTTATAAGATGTACTTGCTAACGCTCCCCCTGTACCTACATTTGCTCTAAGGTCGTTTTGTTCTAATTGGATTCCGGGACTTGCTATAACTGAGGCTTGTCCAAATCCACTATTAAAGCTTAAACTAGGTTGATTTAATATTCCTGATGTAAGAGCAAATTGTAAGTTCTCTACATTAGTTAATTCTTTTAATCTTGTTTCTGAGGTATGCGCACCTGTTATAGTTACACTAGTACTAGATAATGTTACTCCTGGAGCAGCATTTAAAGTTGCAACATTTCCAGAAATTGAAGTAAGTTTAGTTACTAAGTCAATATAAATATCTGTATTAGATACTGTTGTTGCAATAGGAGCAGTTGTTTTTATCTCTGTAGCACTCACAAAAGTTGCTTGAGTAACTAAATCTGTTCCATTTGCTCCAGCTCCCGATATCCGAATATATCCTGGTAAAAATGATTTACCATTATTTACATTGTCAGAAGTAAAAAAAGAACTTGAAGTAGTTATTACATTTGTATTTATAGTACCACTTGCTATACCTGAACCATAGGATCCCCCTTTTTCTACTAGAACATATCTTGTACCTAAGGATAATCCTTTTATGTTATTGGTTTCTAAATTGTCTATTGTAGAAAATACTGAATTTGTTAGAGTAGCTGCTCCTGAAGTTGTGCTTGTAATTATGTTTCTAGGTTTTATAATTTCATTTGCTAAAGTATCAATAACTGGTACGTCATTAATAAAAACAGAGGCTAAGCCATCTGCTAACCCTTCGATTTCTCCTTCCGATAAAATATCATACGCAGCCGCAATTTGCGTTTTATTTGGGTTACTTAAATCGGATATGCTTTTACTTCCGAAAGGTCTGTTAGTATATTTAGCCATTATTTTTGCATTTGTTTTAATCCGGCACCACCTTTAGATGTACCGCCGCTGCTATAAGTTCCGCCGCTATTACCGTAATAATATGAGCTTGCTGTTCCTTCAGCATAGTTTAAATTTGCTCCTTTTAGAAGCCCTGTTTGGAACCCTTGACTTATTGGTGTTCCCCCTATTTTCATTGTTCCATATAATACTGGAACAGGTTGTCCTTGTTCTATATTTTCAGAAGCTCCATTAAAAAGGAAAGCAGGATCTGAGTCCATGCCTCCTGCGTCTGGAGCTGACATTTCTGTTATACCCATAATTGCTAAGTTTGCCCCTAATGCCACTAATCCATATCCTAAAGCAGATAAACTATATGTTGTTGCTGCTGCAGCACTAGCACTTGAAGCTGTTGCCGTTACTGTACCAAGATTCATACCTAAGAATCCAAAAGATTGAGATACTGTAGCACTTCCTATGCCCATAGAGGCCTGCATACCTGCTCCTACTTGTGCAGAAGTACCTGCTGCAGCAGCTGCTGCTCCACCTGTCATAACTATAGCTGTAATCATAACTATAGCTGCTAGTATTTTTCCTAATCCTTTACCTGATCCTGCAGGTACTGGGGAAACAATTACAGTATCTTTAGCATTGGGAAGCCATAGTTCTATTTCTTCATCTATGAAATCTTCTCCATTCTGTATTGTAAATCCTATATTGTTGTTATGGCACTCTACTAAGTATTCTTTAAATCCTTCTTTTTGACATTCAATAAGTTTTATTATATCACGCATAGAGTTACCTGCACACTGCCAATCGGTGCCAAATTTTTCTCCTAACTCTCCTAATAATTTAACGTGGGTCATAAATAAATTCCTTTTTATCTGGGTAAGATACAATTAGATATGGAATACCTAATGCCTTACAGTTCTTTTTGTCATGCTCACTTGGATGACAATCTTGCATATAGTGACTATGGACTATATATAATATTTTTGATACCATTGAATACTTAACGTATTCCTTTGGGTCAATTGTAAAGTGGTCTTTTTCTTCACTTATGTTTTCTAGTGGAATAAATTTTGGATTTTCTTCACCAATAATTAATCCACATCCTTCTCTCGGAGCTTCAATAGCCATATGACTATAAATTTCGGGCAATAATTTACTTAAACTTTCTTGCACCTGGGAACCCTCCGAAAGGTAAAAGTTTGTCAGTTTTCTTAATAGCTTTCCCAGTTCCACC